GGTTAATGATGCACGCAACATCCACACCGTCCCAGGCGAAGTGAAGGCAGAACAATCGCCGTATGAATACGCCATGTCCGAAGTGTTCAAGACGCAAACCTGGTATGGATTCGGGGAACCCTCCGCCATAGAGCAGAAACTCGGCGACGTCCTACATACGTCCACAGCTCTCCTATCCAATGACTACTCCAGAATGGACGGGAGACAGTCCCTCATGGACGTCGAATTTGACATTTGCGAGCGGCAATTGTTTTTCCGACGTGAGTACCACGACGCTGTGCAAAAACACATCGCCGTGCTGTACGGTACACCATCGTACTTCTCTTGTGGCTGGAGGAAACTTTTCTCCTTCGGATTCGACAACGTCTTTGCAAGACGGTCTGGATCGATCCGAACCTCTAACGCGAATACGAGCAAAAGTGCCCGTGAAGCGTACTTCGCTCTCCGTCTGACGAAGAAACCGGACGGGGAGTTTTTCACTCCTAAGGAAGCGTGGAACCTGTTAGGGCTCTATGCTGGAGACGACGGCCTAACCACCAAGCGCGGCCTGCTGGAACACGTATGGCAGGACTTCAGCTCTAACATGGTTACAGTTGTTGGCGATTTTGGAGGGTCCCTTACCGTGGACGAGTTCCAACGCGGCGAGGCTTTCACGTTTTTGAGCCGCTGGTGGAGCCCAAACTCCTGGCATGGTGAGGTTAGTTCGGTTGCATGCCCCAAAAGAGCTATCGGAAAGATGACTGTCGTTCCGTATCCTATTGAGGCGGGCGACGCGCACAAAACCGAGGTGGCTCGGGCGAAGATGTTTCTCAGGAAACTAGACTCGTACCTGCAGAACTCAGCCGGATGCATCTTTGGACAGATGCTGTCAAGCGTGTTTTATCGCTTTAACCACCTCATCAGCGACCGGGAACCACTCCACTATTGGGACACTTTCGCCACCCGATTCCGCTCCGAGGCACAGGATTATGTCATGGAGAAGTTTGAAGAGGAGTTGCCAGGATTTGACTGGCGCCGCTTCAATTCCTGGAAAAATGCCTCGATCCGGCAAGCAAAGCAGGATAACTCCATCTTTACTCTGCTGGAAATTCTCGCGACAGTACCTACCTGCTGGACCGAGGAGGTAT